ATACTCCAACAGGCATTCAATATTACGTTTGGGACATGGAACAACTACTTCCCGATACAGATAAAACAAACACAGCTAACTTTGCTATTGATGATAAGCCATATAATTGGAAACGCATTCCTTTGATCATGTTCCGTGCTAATGAATTCGAACAGCCGCTTATTATTAAAGTGAAATCTCTTCAAGATGCATTAAATAGATTGCTTTCTAACTTCCAGGACAATATGGAAGAGGATATTCGTAGCACAATCTTGATTTTGCAGAACTATGACGGGCAGAATCTTGCCGAATTCCGACAAAATCTAGCTACATATGGGGCAATTAAAGTGCGCACGGTTGATGGTGTTAATGGCGATGTAAAAGCGCTTAAAATCGAAGTGAATAGTGACAACTATCAGTTACTGATAAATCTTTTACGAAAGGCTATTATTGAAAACGGCCGAGGCTTTGATGCTAAAGACGATCGTATGGCGAACAATCCCAATCAGATGAACATTATGTCCATGTACTCTGATATTGATTTAGATGCTAATGAAATGGAGTTGGAGTTTAAATCTAGCTTACATGACTTGATGTGGTTTGTTAATACGTATCGCGGGTTAACTAATCAAAGTGAAGTTGAAGAAGTGGACTTCATATTCAATCGTGACTTACCTATTAACGAGGGCGACACCATTAATAATTGTAAAAATTCCGTTGGTATCATATCCAATGAAACCATCATCGCAAATCATCCGTGGACGACAGACGCTGCGGAAGAGCTTGCGAAAGTAAAAAAGGAGCAGTCCGAAGTAACAGCAGATTTTGTTGTACCGAACGGCGGTGAGGCAGATGGCGAATGATTACTGGGATAAACGGTATGAGCGATTACTAGATGAATCGTTTCAAAAAGCGAATCTCACTGATGATGAAATCAAAGCTAACTACGCTAGGGCATTACGGCGAATAGAAAAGGCTATCAATGATTGGTATCGTCGATTTGCAACAGAAAACGGCATCCAATTAGCCGAAGCAAGGAAACTGCTGAACGCCTATGAGATGAAAGCCTTTAAAATGGACCTGGCTGAATTCAAAGCAGAAGCTAAGAAGCTCGGTGTGTCCGAAGAACATCAACAAATGCTATCGAATGCATCCATCCGTGAACGATTAAGTCGTGAGCAAATGTTGTATATCAATGTGATTCATGAGCTTGAAATACTAGCTCAAAAGCAGAGCATTTCTATTAATGATTTGTTGAAAGATGTGTATCAATCCTCCGCGTATAAGTCCGCATATACTGCTCAAACGCAGAGAGGATCATATTCCAATATTAATACGATTGATAGTAAACGCGTTGAAAGCGTCGTTCATAGCCAATGGGCTAGTGATGGGCAAGATTTTAGTAGTAGAATATGGAGTGATACATCAAAGCTGGTTGCAAATTTACAGAATGACTTTACTCAGGCCCTTATTATTGGACAAGGGGCGGATACGATGGCAGATAATCTACATAAGCGAATGAAAACATCGTACAGTAATGCTAAACGCTTAGTTGAAACTGAGACGGCAAGGGTACATGAACAAGGCTTTCTTGACAGCATGAAAGAACTTGAAGTTGAGGAGTTAGAAATATTAGCTACCTTAGATAGTCGTACATCACCGATCTGCAGACGGATGGACAGAAAACGAGTGAGATTAGTCGATGCTAAACCAGGTGTTACGGTCCCCCCGTTTCATTGTTATTGTAGATCAACAACCATTCCTTATATTCCTGAGCTAGAAGGTGAGACGCGCACAGGTCGAAACCAAACAGAGGAAAGCGTCGATTATGATGGCGCGATTACTTATGATGAGTGGGAAAAACAATATATAAACTAATTAGCAGCATACCCGCTGCTTTTTTATTGCCATTTTAGTATTGTTGGGCGATAACTAACAAGACCGTAGACGTGAGGTGTAGCTCACGAAAATAAAGCGAAATGGGTATTTTATTTAAGGAGGTCACTATGACTAAGGAAGAATTATTAGCATTAGGATTAACTGAGGAACAGGCAGCCAAAGTCGTTGAGGACTATGGCAAGAACTATGTTTCTAAGGATCAATTTAACTCTAAGAACGAGGAACTTAAATCCGTTAAAGTGGAGCTGACGACTCTTAATGGCGAAATTGATAACCTCAAAAAATCTAATGCAGATAATGCGGAGCTTGCGAAACAAATTGAATCAATGAAAGCTGATGCAGAAACCCGCAAAGCTGAATACGAGGGTAAAATTGCCCAGTTAGAAATTGATAATCTTGTGAACGTAGCATTATCAAACGCAAAAGCTAAAAATAACGTTGCAGTCCGGGCTCTATTGGATTTAAAAGATGCAAAAGTAAAGGACGGCAAAATCAAAGGGTTAGATGAGCAGCTTGCTGAAGTTGCCAAAGCTAATCCTTATTTATTTGGGGAAGCGTCCTCCCCTAAAGGTGTAGCGCCTGGTAACCCTGGCGGTAAAGCACCAAGTGGCGCAGTAACTAAAGAAGACTTCGCTAAAATGACGTACTCTCAACGGGCGGAGTTATTCGCAAACGATGTTGAACTTTACCATTCATTAACAGGAGGAAACGCTAATGAATAAACAATTCTCTTTTGATTTACAAACATTTGCGGCAGGTCCTACGCAACTTGCTAATGTAGTTAACCCTCAAGTAATGGCGGACATGGTATCCGCAGGCTTACCAAAAGCTATTAAATTTACACCAATCGCTAAAATCGATAACACATTGGCAGGCGTACCCGGTAACGAAATCACTATTCCAGCATGGGGCTACATTGGTGATGCGGAAGACATCGCAGAAGGTGTTGAAGTATCCGCAACTCAAATGTCCGCATCCACTGCTAAAGCTACTGTAAAAAAAGCAATGAAACGCGTTGATATCACAGACGAAGCTAAATTGTCCGGTTATGGCGACCCAGTAGGCGAAGCTACACATCAATTACGTTTGTCCTTGGCTTCTAAAATCGACCAAGACGTAGTAACAGCTCTTGGTGGTGCTACTCTTACAGTGACTGATACAAAAGCTATCTCCTATGCGGGCGTAGTTAACGCAGTAGACAAATTAAACGAAGAAGACTACGTTGAAAAATATTTGTTTGTTGCACCTTCTCAAATCACTGCACTTCGTAAAGATGCTGACTTTATCGATAAAACAAAATACGGTAATGATGTTATGATGACTGGCGAAATCGGTATGATTGCCGGCTGCCGTGTTGTAACATCTCGCCGCATCAATGACACTGGTGCAACTATCGATAACTTCGTCGTTGGTGTAACTGCAGAAGTGGAAGATGGTACACCTGTATTACCTGCTGTAACAATTTATATTAAACGCGACGTTATGATTGAAGCTGATCGTGTTCCTGAAAAAGGTTTGGACAAAATCGTTGCTAACGAACACTACGTTGTTGCATTGACTAATCAATCCAAAGTTGTAAAAGCTACATTCAAAAAATAGTAGGTGAATAGTATGACCACGAAAGAGACAGTTTTACAAATTCTTGAATCGTGGCTTGGGTATGATGCAATTTCTGATGTAAATATCATTGAGTATATGATTGATGCGGAAACACAACATATCCTCAATGATATCAATCAGAAAGAACTACCTAGCGAATTACAGCACGTTCTCGTATATCGTGTAATTGGCAGTTATATCACCACAAACAAAAATAAATTGATTGAAGCTGACGGAGAAATGGCGAGTTCTATTAAAATGGGCGATACTGAAGTTCAATTTAAAGGAACAGACAAGTCGTCCCGCCTCCAAGAATTGGCCACCGCTTTGAGTGGATATGGAAGGGGTGACCTAGCATGCTTCCGACGACTAAGATGGTAGACGCTGCTAGAAAGCAGTTAGAACGATTATACGATTGTACGTGTTATGTTATCTCCGAAGTGGATGCAATGGACCCTGATACTGGA